CAGTGTCTTAGCCTTACGACCAAAACGAACTGCAAGTTCTCCTGTGTGAGTAGTCTGTATAATTTTTAGCTTTGGATTTTTACCAATCATCCATGCTGGTAATAGTGTTGATGCAAACTCAGACTTTGTATGTCTTGGTGGCATATTCACTATTAATCTTTTTATTTCTCCTGTTGCTAGTTTGTTAAATTTATCTGCAATTGTTTTGTGATGCTCACCTTCAATAAACTCTGGCCAAATAGTTTTGGTAAATGCAAGAAAATCATTCTGTGCAAGTTCTTTTTTATCTTCTTCTTTGTACTTGATTAAAAGTTTTTGAACTCTTTTTCTAACATCAGGTGGTAGTTTATTTATTTTATCTATATCTAATTGCATTTCGAAAAATTTTTGTAAAATTTTTTTACATGTTTAATTTACCTTTATAATGATTTTGAGGGATTTAACCATACAAAACTTGCTATATATACGTACCCTGTGGGACCCCTACCACATATAGTAAATTAATAATTAAAAAAGTTTCGGATTTTGAAAACCGTTTGGGACCACTATTGGTCCCAGGTCCTGCCTTCCTTTATGCCTTTGGGTTCCTTTTACCATGACGAGACAAGACCTGGGATCAGTCCCTGTAAAGACGGCCATGCAGCTGGCGGTGTGATACAGGGTAAATCCCGCAAGATATCCTAGAAAGGGAATTAATAAAATATCTTACATATCCTATATAATACTTGACAGTTTATTTGTCAAGTGATAAAAACAAATCAGAAAGGAAAAATATGAATATAAAAGAAATAAAAAAAGGTGATAAAATTCTACACAGTCACCTTGGAAAAAATCCTCCGGTCTCAGGTATTGTAATGGAGTCACCTATTCAGGGTCGTGGTATTCGTAATACAATCCTGGTAGATGTTAAAGGCTCTGAAGTTGGTCTTCATGATGAGATCGGATCTATATACACAAACGAAGTACTAAAAGTTTTTAGAGATAAAAACTGGTTGCCAGTTGAACAATAATGTTTGACAAACCTGGGACAATCATTTATTGTCCCAGGTAGAAAGGATATATTATGACACTAGAAGAGTTTGAAAAGATGGCAAAAGACATAGAAGCAAAAGCTGATTTTATTGTTTCATGGAAAGCAATTAAATATCAAAAGACAATTTTTAGAATTGGAAACATGAGTAAACCAGGTTGCAGAACCTGGGAACAGAATGGAAAAAAATACATGTGTTTTTGGGATGTTGTGATTGAGAGATATACAACATGCATTGAACCCATGATAACTTATAAGAAAGCGAGGAACTAATGACTAGTTTTGAATTTTACTGTTGTGTTTTCTTTTTTGGCATGATTGTCAGTCTAGGGCTGATGGTATGACCGATAAAGTTAAACAATGGATTTATTATTATGATACTCTTTATAAAAGATCAGGAAGAGTAACTCTCCAATGTTTTTTAACACAGGTTAATAACGACACGCTACCCAAAGGCAGGAACTACTTTGCAACCATGGATTTATTGGAGCAATGGAAGTTCCGAAGGTACAAAAAAGAATGGAGACTGAACGACAAAAAAATAGTTCATGAACATTTTAAATTATGGGGCTGATCCCTGGTCCAGTTGGTTATACCTTATCAGTTACAGCTGGACCTGGGATCAGTCGCAAGCTACAAGCGGCAAGCGCCAAGCCGCAAGCTTGACAAGTTAAGATTATAGGATTATAAAGGATATTATGAAAATAAAAGAAGCGATAAAAATTACAGACTCATTTACTAAGACCAGCAAGATGCCGGGCTTATCTTACAGCCTCCCGGCCTGGGAGTGCAAAACAGGTTCGAAGCTGCGGAAGGTAAAAGGCAGCGTCTGTTCTATGTGTTACGCTCTGAAGGGTAACTATACAAGATACAAAGCAATTAAAGAAGCGCAATATCGAAGACTTAAAGCAATGCGGTCACCGTTGTGGGTCGATGCCATGATCACCGTGATCAAGCGGCAGAAATGGTTCAGGTGGCATGATGCCGGAGACGTCCAAGACTTGGAGCATCTAAACAAAATTTTTGAGATTTGCAGGTTAACGCCTGAGACTAATCACTGGCTGCCTACTCGTGAGGCGTGGATCAAGGACCATGTTAATAATAAACCAAAAAACTTAGTCATCAGGTTCAGTCCGCCAATGATAGGCCAGCAGAATGACAGCTGGCCCAACTCTTCTATGGTTGTAACAGAAGGCGCCACTTGCCCGGCGCCTTCTCAGGGTGGCAAGTGCGGGGATTGTAGACAATGCTGGAATCCTGCTGTAAAAGTTGTTAGTTACGGCAAGCACTAAAAATGTTCAAACACCCGAAATATTACAAGGACCTGGAGAAGGTACGAAAAGAGTTTGAGAAAAAACTCAAAGAGCCTCAAGCCGCAAGCGACAAGCGTCAAGCCCCAAGCAACAAGCGTCAAGCTCCAAGCCGCAAGCGACAAGCTCCCTGATTCTAGATCCTTCATAAAGTTTCAAGCCGCAAGCATCATGGGTCTGGACTAGGATAAAAGTATTAATCGGATGTTTCACGTGAAACGCGATTTGATGTGGTGAGAACCTCACTTTTTTACTCTTACTTACTTTGAATTCAATTGTAAAAAATGTATTATTTTTATTGTACGCCAACACATCCGGCGTGCCTAAAGCACTTGTATTTTCTATTCTTGTGTAAGAAATATTCGGTGTGTTTTTCTTAAAATATTTGTAAAATTTAGCCTCTGGTCCCATGGTCTATTCAGAGTAAAAGCTGACTACAATTTTTTCTTAACTTTACCCATCTGCCAGCTCTGTTGAGTGGATAATTCTATCACAAGTCTATGGCTTTCTCTTGCACCAATAATATTATTTTCAAATAAACTGATAGCTAAAATATCAAATTGACCATCAGGAGAATGAAACTCACCCTGTGGTAACTTCACGACTACTCTAGCATCCTGACATGTAGGAGATTTTAGAAATCTATCTAGCTGTCTAGCTAATTCTTTCGCATTTATCATGGATTGACTTTTACTCTATCTTACTCTAAATGTCAAACATGGCAGGAGTACCCAAAAGACTTACAGAGAAGCAACAGAAGTTTGCACAACTATTAGTTACCAACGAAGGTAGAAAGACACCGACAGAATGTGCAGTCGAGGCTGGGTATGATAAGGACACTGCATACGTTAGAGCATCTGAATTACGTAACCCAAAACTATATCCACTTGTAGTTAAATATATCGGTGAGATAAGAGAAGAGTATCAAAAGAAATACGAAGTAACTTACGAAAGACACATAGCAGAACTTGGTAAGATAAGACAAGAGGCATTAAAGAAAGGAGCTTTCTCAGCTGCAAACAATGCAGAGGTAGCACGTGGTAAGGCAGCAGGATTATATGTTGAACAGAAAATAATCAGGACTGGTAAGTTAGATGACATGTCAAAAGAAGAGATGGAGAAAGAACTAAAAAGTATTTTAGATGAATACTCACCATTGTTACAAGATGTTACAGCAGATGATGTCAAACAAAAAGTAAAAGAAAAAAGATTACCAAGACTTAAGAA